GCTTTTTACCACGTCTTACAATTGCTTTCCCAGCAATTACCGGCTTGAATGCTGGTTCTTTCCCCTTTTCCGTGGGAACGCGTACCGTCATCTCCGTGAGATTAACCTTTTTCATTTATCAACTCCAAGTTTTGCATAAACGCCTACTGCTAATATTACCAGTATTGCTGTTGTAATCATACGAACAACTGTCTGGCCCATCGTTTTTTTTGCCCCCCTCCATGCATCAAGTAAATTACGAAGCTCTCGCACGTCTTGACCGGCATTTTTATCTGACAATCCTATTTCCTTTAGTGCGGCTCTAGCACCTTTAGCGGTCGCCTCTTCGACTAATTTTCGAAGACCTTCGTCAGTTAGATGGATTACTTTATTGTCCATGTGAAGATTTTAGTTCAGGTTATTTATCCCTGTCGTCCATCATAATTGCAGTACGGAATCAAAGGATTTGACTCCAAATACTTTCTCGCAGGCATGGCAATCCCAACATCTATTTTTACAGGTAGAGAGTATTTTACTTAGACTACGGCCCTTTTTTGTATGCCATATAGAGTTAAGTTCGTCTTCACTATGTTGCTGAGTATGGGATAAATTAGTCCACCCTTGAATTGCCCACCTATCCACTAAATATGGAGATAATTTTTTATTATATATTTCCGTAAAGGAATCTGCGTATTCAAGTGAGCGCAACAACAACCCGCTTTCTAAGTCTATCTTTTCTCCACCCCTCTCAAAACCTGACCAGCACATTCTGCCATTTGGATCGACACCTTGATTCTGCCCCAATCTACCGCTGAATTTAAAAACATCCACATTATCGAAGAAGCTATCCACAATTTCTCTGGTAGCCATTGATATATTAACACCCAGTCTAGGCAGCTGTTCCGAATGAGGCCATCTCCAGTGAGCGCAAGTCGTGGGGAAGGTTTGCCAGTAATTGGAATTTGTCTTGGAGAGGGGCGCCTGCCATATGTCATGCTCTTGTTTGAAGGGACAGCTTGGCATACATGACTCAGACGCAAGAAGCGATGTTTCTATATTTAGATTCTTAGTTGCCGTGCGAATTTCAGTCAGTAGATCAATATCTCTGTTAAGGGAGCGATCTAAAAGTATAGTGTTGTAGCCTAAGGCAGCGTAATCATATACTTCCTGCGTTGTTTTCACTAAATGGTTTACTGTATTCTTCCAATTCATTTCAGGGAATTCTGCCTGCAAAGCCCCCGTTCTCATTAGATGGGCCGAACTAATAGTGCAAATTCTTAAACCTCTTTTATAATACTGTTTTATATAACTCAGCATTTGTTTTATGACATTAAGGTCAGAGGCTAGCTCCTTCCCCATATCCATAGAATTTAATGTCAGAGATATCTCTACACCAAATTCGTCTTGTATTTTAAAGAGATTGTCTACTTGCTTGGGAGACGCAGTGACTCCCATAACTTCGCCGTATGTTTTTTGCTGGCCGTCGTGTTCGTAGACGAATTCTGCGCCGAAATATATATCGCGTACTTCGTCTTTGTATTCCTGCTTTGAATTCTTAAATAAATTATAGAATAGGTCGTCTTCTGTATAACTATCCCAATGAGGGATAGAGAACTTTTTATTACAGTCTAACACTTAATCAGGATCTAAAATTCTATCTTTATCTATTGGATCAACCGCAGCAACTTTAGGAATGTCTGATTTTACTTTATCAATGTGATCGATGAATGTCGTAGTCCCATCACGCATGTCACGATAGATAGCGTCAAGCTGATCGCCAAAAGGACCGTAAGCAAGTTGGCGTTCAAATTTCATGGTCTCTCGTTGCCCTTCGGGTGTTGCATCATGGGCAGCTCTCTGATTAGTAAAACTACCATCGTCAGGGTTACGATTCCAAGCACCGCGTTCTACAGTGTCATCACTGCACTCGTGCCATTCTAGGCTTGGATGAACCTCAAACCGCTCCTCGATGGTATCCACCACCTGTGCAACACGATGGTTTCGTAAAGTGTCTACAAGAACGTGCTTCATGGCTATCTCCTACGCGTATTCCCAGATGATTACAAGACCGGGCTTCGTAGCTGAGCCTTGCGTATAGCCGTTGTACACACCCATGCCACCGGCCCCATAAGCGATATAAGTATGCAAGGTGGCGTCAGTGGTGTCGGGACTCCCCGGAGTACACCCACCAAAATAACTAGAACCGCCTGTCGCAGACATATTGTTGACGGCGGAACCCCCGCCGCCTCCTACGATATTAATATCGCCTCCAGTACCATCCCCTCCAAATCCACCACGATTGGATTGGACACTACCAGCGGTGTATCCACCAGTTGCCGAGACGTAACTCCCGAAGGAGGATGTATTCCCGTTTGGTGAGCCAACAGTGACCGTAACTGAGGGAAGTAAGCTAACATCGCAAATCTTTTCTGCGTAACCTCCTGCCCCACCACCTCTTTGTCCATTTGATCCATGTGCGCCAGAACCCACTAATTGGACCCTGACTGTTGAAACACCAGCCGGTCTTGTCCAAGTTCCACTTGAAGTAAATGCTTGAACAGATTTCAATCCTCCGCCCTCTGCTGCGTCTACCCATTCAAGAGTAGAGCCACCAGCAGCAGTTGCTAAAGTTTGCCCGGCTGTGCCTGTCCCGACATCTGTTCCATCTATTCCGTCTGTGCCTCCGGCTGACATCAATTCCCAATTTGATCCGGTGGCGAAGGCGCCACCAGATGTATGAGCGAGGATGCACATATATGTGCTGCCACCGTTCTGAACCATGTCGTCTACAACGTAAGCAGTAGTCGCGGCCCATGCCCCTTTCCAAACTGTTCTGACTCTGCCTAAATTGATAGTAGTCATCTCTTGTTCCTTTCCTTAGTAAGTAACTACTAAGTCGCCGTTACTGTCTATTGAATACGTCTGATTGGGAGATCCAACGATGACCATGTCATAAGGATCGAACCCAGAAGCAGCCGCGCCTGCGCGGAGATCATCTGTAATATCGTATGCCAGATCGTTGCCCTTGTACCAAAGTAGGTTGCCGCTAACGACCCTGAAAGCATGGTATATATTGTTAACGACCTTGGCATTGCCTATATACCCCATTAAGTAATCTCCATCACGCTCAAAGCTACGTCAAGCGCAGCGGTGACAGACGCAAGCGCTTTTACGATGTCTCCTGTCTCAAGCACTACTTTCCCCTCAATAGCTTCAAGCGTCCCGCCAGTAGGAATAGATACACTTTTGATTATGTAGACGTCGTCCGCGTTCTCGCCTGCGCTAGACGCGGTGACAATCTGTACGTCTACGGTAATTGCAGACGCAGATTTATTTGCCATCATGGCGCCAATCATAACTGCGGTTGTCGCCGCTGGTACTGTGTAGACTGTCTCAAGGGAAGTTCCTACACTAGCCCCGGTTTTTAGTTTGAAAGTATTCGCCATTGGCTAGGCCCCCTTCGGGAATCTCATTTTAATTTCAGCGGCCAGATTAGGGACTCCTGTCCCCGCGCCTTGAATTGTGCTTGTCATCCAATTATCCTAGCGCAATGGCCATTGCTGTGGCATCGTCTATGGTCGCAATATTTCTGAAGACGAGATTTGCCGACCCGTCTGTCACAAGTCCTTGTCCATCTGCCCCATCTCCATTAGGAAAGAGTAGGTTGCTTATCCCTATTTTCACTCTCCCCGTTCCACGTCCCCTGATTTCCAGATTGGTGTCATCTGTACTCGCTTCTACGATATTTGCTCTCAGGGTCGACATGTCCTAATCCTTTGGAAATCTGGTTTTAATCTCTAACCTTTTCTCGGCATGTGTACCGGCAGGAATTTCACCAGCATTTTCCTGAAAAAATAAGGGATCTGACTCGCTTACGTATGCAGCTCGCCTTTGCGCGATTGCTTCCGCTGCCCTAAGAGCAGGAGCCGCTGCCTTTGACGCCTCTATATCAGCTTCGTAGGCCGCTTCCTCTGCCGGGGTGAAAGCTATCTGCACCCCATCAGTATTGTGATATCGTGTCATACTTCACCTATGCCTTTTTCCAGCCATACATTCTAATACTCCCACCAGCAGCAAAATTCTGCCCGTTCCAGTAGAATCGAACAGCGTCTACTACATCCAAATCAAGCCTATGGTACTCACCCCCTCCTAGATAACGGGCGCCAGCACTGGTCTGAGCAGTCATTTTCCAATCAAACATAGTAAAGGTATTTGCATCACCCGCTCCCCAGACTCTAACATAGCCACTAAACCCAGAGTTTGTGCCGGTATGTGTAGTTGTAAAGCCACCAAACCACTCTACATAACTTTCGTCGTTGTACCCCTGTTGAAATCCCCTAGCGCTGGTGGGGTGGTAATATTTGTGTTTCCCGTAGTTTTGTGTCCCTGTGTCATAGGTCGAACCGCCATCGCTGCTGCTAAGAAATCTAAATCTTTGCTCACTGCCCGGGCCTGATCCGCTTGGCTGGACATTCGTCAGGGCAAATTCATAATGGTCATACAAGGATGAATCGAAACCTGTGAAATTCATATTTGTAGTAGACGCGCCTGATGGCTCGATGGTTTGTATAAGAGTGGTTGCGCCACCCGCAGCCGCCTGAAATGTCGGGGGAGTTGATGCACCTGTAGACGTAATAACTTGCCCGGATGTTCCCCCTCCTCTAATAGACGTTAGAGGGACACCAGCTGTGCCACCAACTTTAAAATTAGCGCTTAAATTGGGAACGCCGGTGCCTTTTCCACTGACAATCAGATCAGTATTTGTCCCAGATAATGGAGTTATTTCATCAACTAGAATTTTCGACAATGGCTCTACTCCTTTATGACCCCGGCTTTTCGGGCCAAACCGGATTATCTGGTTGGGCCGTAGCTGAAGGTAAATCTCTCAAAGCTCTTCGCCAAGCCGCCCACTCTTCTTTTTCTACATTTGAGAGTGGGCTGTCATTAGCCTGCGTCCAGTCACTTTGATGTAATTCATGGTCCCTTGTCGTCCTTAAATCACGCCAATCAGCAGTAATTTCCTCAGGAGTTTTGGGACGAACACGCTGCACAATGACTACACGGTCTTCTTCGATGTTAATTTGGTCCGTGTCTCTTGTTTGCCCCGGTGCAGAGATAGTCTCAGTTACAACAACAGGAAGCCATCCCCATCGCTTTAACTCTTCATCAGTGGCAAGGTGCAAGCCGCTGATGTTGCGCCATGATTTAGGCAGCGGGCCAATATTACTTACTTGGCCGTTTTCGATCTGGGCATACATTTAATTTTCCCCTACCATGTTAAGCCATAAGAATTAGCAATGTAATTTTTCGTTTGGGTTCGTATGGGATCAGTGTTAGCGGAATAGAGAAGAACCTCTGCTATTTCGCCCCTGAAATACTGACCGGGATACTGAGAGCCACCGATTAAAGGAGACTGATTCTGATCTCCAGTATTCCAAGAAAGACTCTGTGAAACCGTAGTCAGCCCCGTTGTTTCCATTGTCGTGATTCCTGTGGAATTATTTCGATACACAAGGGTCGAATATGTCGTGCCTACTACATGACCGGATTGCTGTAGTGTATTGTTACCAAAAGACATGTGCGTTGCGCTACCCGGACCAACCCAGTAATACCCCTGCTGACCTCCCCATATCTCTGCATAAGAATAGTTATTACCTGTTGTGGCAGTCCTGAAAACCACGAATATCATTGCAGTATCGTAATTTCCGCCAAAGAACTCCTTGCTCCACGGCGCTGAGGTAGTGAAAGGGCCTGAGGCGAATTTAAAATTAAAGCTGCCGGTATTCGGGAACGTAATACTGGGGTGGTCATTAAAATTAGAATCTGAGGCATTTAGTGTTGGCTTATAATTAGTATCTTGTGGAACACGGTGTCTCCCGTTTCCACTCTTATCAGTCCACTGCGAAATATCGCCTGCCGATTCAACTACCTCATCTGCCCTAAACCACCCCCCCAGAAAACTGGAATGAGGCTCCCCTACATAATCTGGAGGACCAGAGTTACCAGCAGCAGCCATCATTCCCTTTTTATAGCTAGTCAATGATCGTTCCTAACTAGAATCAAGGCTGGAAGCCATGCCATGCCAGACAGTCCCGGCATCGTGGGTTACAAAAACCAGCAAGTCTATTCCCGCTGCTGTGAGTGTCGGCGCCGTTCCCCCCGGCCAACGTGTTCCCGCTGGCCAGTTTATTGTTTGTGATCCCGCGTTCGTCAGGATAAGAGAGAACCCACAAAGCTCATCTGCCCCTGTGGGGTTCGAAAATGTAAAGGTGGTTGTGCTTGTGTCTATCGTCGCACTTACGCTGTTACCAAGTTTTAGATCTATGTCTTGAGTGCCGCCGCCTACCGAGCCGATTGCGTTGGTAACTTCACCGTAGTCCAGTAAATTTACTTGCTGAAAAGTATTGTCGCCCGCGTCCACAGCCCCAGCAAATGTTGTTGCGCTCGATACTGCGACACCGCCCGTCCCTGCTCCCGATAATGTAAGTGTGCTATTGGTAGTCCGGGCAGTGACATTATCAGCTTTTAAAGTAGACAATTTACTTCTCCTATATTATTGCCAGCACACCTGCGACAGAAAGCGTCACTGAGGGGTCTACCCCAAAAGGCCCGGTACAGCTTGCATTTGTGCTTGCTGCGATTGTAGTGCTAACTGTTAGTGTGCCTGAGTTCACGCGAAAAATATCCGCTAAGCCATTTGTGCTGTCCCCCGTTATGCCGTTGTTGCCTTGGAAATATCCCGCTCCCCCCGGTGCCGGGACGGCAGACGTCCAGATTGTTCCGTTAGACGTCAAAAGATTCCCGACCGCGCCCGCGGCCGTCAGCCCTGTCCCGCCATCTGGAGTGCTAACTGGAGAAGCTACGCCAGCAGCAGCGAACGATAGATTGCCGTTTGCATCTGTGACAAGCGCTTGACCTACAGTGCCGTCGACATCTGGAAAGGATATTTCGGCGTCACCTATTTTAACCTTTTGGTTTCCCTTGCCTTTTAACTTCAGTGCGGTGTCAGTGCCGGTCGAAGCCTGAACCAAATCTGCTCGTAATGTTGACATCTTGCTCTCCGATTAGATAATCACACAGGTTCCTTGACAGTCCAGAACCACACCAGAATCCACGTCTAACGGGCCTGCTACACTTGCATTCGTGGAAGTTTCAATTGTAGTGCTGACATCCATGTTAGTGTTGTTGACTCTGAATAGATCTTTTTTCCCGTTTTGAAGATCGCCGTGAGTAGTGCCAGAGCCAATAAAATATCCGGCGCCGCCTATGGACCCCCAAGACGAAGCGCCATAACCTTCGAATTGCCCCAGACTTGCATTGAATCTTAGGTATCCGCTGACACCTGTCGGGCGCTGGGCCGTGGTCCCGGCAGGCATATACGCCGCGCCAGTGCCGGTATTCTTCTCGACAACGGTGGCCGAAGATAGAGCGGCGACTTGCCAAGCTGAGCCGTTGTACACCTTGAGGTTATTGACGGTTGTATTGAAGTACATGTCTCCGGCGGTGAGGGCATCTCCATCGTTGTCTAATGTTGGGTCAGAGCTTTTCGCGCCCAAGAAAGTGTCATCGAAATTATCAAGCGCTGCTTCAGCCGCAGTCTTCGCAGTCTCCGCTGCTGTCTGCGCTGTTTCAGCTGCGGTCTTGGCTGTCTCGGATGCGGTTTTTGCTGTGTCTGATGCAGCTGCCGATGTCGCGCTTGCGGTTGCGCTGGCAGCCGATGCTGTAGCTGAAGTAGAAGAATTTGTGGCTTGAGTAGCAGCGGTGCCGGAACTTGATGCGGCAGCAGTAGCACTAGCGGCACTTTTTGCAGCATGATGGAGTGATGAATAACCTGATCCATCTACGGCTGAATCTTCAGCCTGTGTCGCCCAATCCTTTGCAGACCCATCGCCAACCGTCGTACCTAACGCCCATTCCTTTGCGGCGTAATTTGTGCCGTCTACAGTAGCGCCAGTTGTCTGCGCCCAATCTTTAGCAGACCCACCAAGTGTCGCTCCTGTCATCGACGAGCCTTGCGCCCAATTTTTAGCAGAGCGGTCGTTAGTTCCTGCGCCGTTTACTTGGTCAGTATCCTGCGACCAAGATTTAGCACTGCCACCAGTGGTGGCCGCAGTGCCAATAGCGTATTCTTTCGCGCTGTATTCTGAGGTATCAACTGCTGCACCAGTTGTTGTAGCCCATTCCTTTGCGGCTCCCTTGCCAGATGTTGTTGTGACACCTGTGCCACCGATTGCGTATGCTTTGGCTGAGTAATCTGTGGAGGATATTTGGCCGTCCGTCTTGCTCGCCCAGTCCTTGGCCTCGGATACGTCTACAATTTTTGTCGTGTTGGAACTGGCAATAAAGGCTGCTTCATTTGCGTAGGTTGCACCGGCAGAAAGGCCGGTGACAATGTAGACGTCTTTGGCAGCTACAGTGACTATATCGAAATTCTGGTATGTGTTGCTACTGTTGAAGACACCACGCTGACCGAATAGATAGGTGACGTCTGTCCAGCCGGTAGATGGCCCAGCAAACTGGCCGACACGAACTTGGAATTTATCAGTGGCGGGGTCGAGCCTGAATTCAAAGTTGTCTGAGCGGAAAGCCCCGGAAGCAGCCGGGTCGAACAAGTCTCCCAGAAGATCGTAGACTGTGCGGTCCCCAATCTCCATTGCCTCCATATATGTGTCTAAGATCCACTCCCCTGTCTTGGAGGAAACAAATCTTAGTTGTTCGCCTGTTGGTCTGGTTTCAGCCATCGTCGTAGTAACCCATTTCTTTCATCATTCTAATGAGTTTTACTTTAGTTAAAGCATATCTGTCGTCCGGTTTATCGGCAGCAATTGCTTTTGCTTCTGCTACTGACAGCTTTAATTTGGCTATCTCCTGCTCGAGTAAATTTATACGCGAGCAGCAGTTGTCTGTTCGGACAACACACTCTGTATCTACCACCGCGCAAGCAGCGTCGACGTAATCTGCTGTGCGCTGATTAATCTCCGGGCGAAGTGCCGCCTTTACAGTTGCACTCATGCCGCTTCTCCCATTGGTATCAGGTTGCCCTTTTGAACTTCATTGTCTACTTCTGCAGCTGGGCGTACCGACGCACCACGCATTTTCTCCATCATGGCTACTTTCTGACTTGGGGACTCTCCCATTTGTCGCTCTTCGTCTGAGATTCGGAAGCGGTCCAAGTCTGTAATACCCATAGCACGTATTGCTTCCTCTGCTATCAGGCCAGCTTTGTATTCCATGTTAAGCCCGGTCTGGTTCATAATCTGAAGCATATTCATCCATGTCTCTGCATTACGGGTCGGTTCAATCGGGAGAGTGCCATCAATTACTAGGTAGTCTATTTCTCCTTGCAGATCCTTAGACACATCATAATCCAGATAGCCTTCTTTTGATTTTGGCATCAATTGCGTAGGTGTGGTATATTGATCCAGTTTTATAGATCCTTTCATTGTCAATGCATCCTGAATGTTACCAACCATCATTCGCACGAGCGGCCTTACTGTGGTCGCTGACATAATTCGGGCAAGCACTCCAAGACGCTGTGAACCCAGCTGAGTAAGTCTTGCTATTTCTGTTGCTGTTCTTACATCTGGAGTAGGAATGCCCTGCTGAGCGTCTGAAGCTGCTGATACTCGCTGTTTCAGTTCAGACATTGCAGCAATATCATTGAAGTGACCTCTGGTTACATCTGGGATTTCGGCAATGAAAACACCGTCACCCGGCTTAACTCCGGGGAGCGTTCGTACAACACCCCACGGATTCCTGTCGATAAGATCAGGAATGGAAACCTGAGTCGGATCAACAAAAATCAGGTTGTTTAATGCCGCTGAAATATTGTCGATACGCGAGCGCATAAGGTATGTCGCAATATCGTGCATCGGCATCATTATGTCATAAAGAGATTGGCCGTACGTCTTGTGGGAGTCTTGGTACAGGCCGCCGATAACAATCGGGAATTGCTGGCCGTACGGATTCAACTGGAATCTGATTACAACATCTTCGTCTAAGATGGATATGATTAACCAGATTTGGTCAATCGTTGGGATATTAATTTCATGGCCAGACAGGCGGACCCAAGCCTCGTCGACAATACGGGCATCGCCAAGAGTGAAGTAGGCGTGGGCACCTTGGCCTCGCTGGTGGGGCTGTGCTGGGTCGATGGACAGTCCCTTTCCTTCTTCTGCATGAAATCTATGTCCCTCCCACGCAGCTTTTGGCGGCGATGTTCTATGTTGAAGTTCAGGTCGTTCCTTTAGTTTCGGATATAAATTACTGAAAGTAAGGGCGTTGTAGGACATGAAGTCTGAGAAGACGATGTACTGCATGTCCTCCCAGTCGCCCCAGTTAACTCGTGGGTCGGGGAAACAGCGACGTGGATCAAAATTTATAATTTTGTTTTGGTTAGTAGCGCTGTCCCAAATCATCTTGGTTGGAGCAAAGCCGTATCTGACACTGTCCAATAGCATTTGCGCTAGGCGGGCTTCGCCCGCCGAGCGTCTCATTTGTTGATGAAGAACCCTCTCAAGGATGAGAGCCGCGTCTCTGCTTTCCCTATTAAGACCCTCAAGCTGGAACATAGGATTACGGCCACCCAAAGCAGCCATGAGATAGGTAAGCACAGTATCCGCAATAGCCCTCGTATCAGCAATAACAGCCTTTTCGCGGAACTCTGTAGTATCAGGGGGAACATAGACATCATGCGCTCTATCCGCCTCTTTCCAATGGGAATAACGCCCTTTGATTTTAAAGTAAGACATATCTACCATTGACTTCACATAGTCAACGATCCGTCTTTCTTGCTCTTCTGATAGAAGATCAGCTATGTCTTCATAGCCTACGATTTTCTCTGCAAACTCAGACAAATCAGCAATAACGCCATCCGTTGGTGGGCTTTGATATCCGCTTCCGGTGTACGTTGTTTTCTTTTTGTTGGCCATGCGTTATTTCTACCCTTTACAATTTAGGAGGTCGTCCCGCTAGATTCCCCAGCCACTAAATTTTGGGATATCTTTGTTCACCCTCTCCCGTAGAGAACTTCCAAGAGAGTCATGTAGGGAATTAAGAGACTGTGATGTGTCTGTCATCATCTCAAACATCTCAGGACTCATGGATGTTCGGGAGAGAACATCTATGGTTATTGTCATTGCGTCTACTTGGTCGTCGTACATGCCGTTCGGGAATGTCACAGTCTCGTCCATGAAGTCGTCTATCCACTTGGCATTCTCTGGGAGAAAAACTCTGCCCCCTTGTATGAGAGGAAGGATAGCACTTACACGACTGACTTTATCGTGGACGACCTTGTAGGGGATTATAGACATGCCGCTCTGGCGCTTTAGTTCTTGGACAACAGACTGCCCACTTGCCTTGTCTTCAACGTAGATTGCGCGCAGGGCCTTGCCCCTCCACCTGTTGTTTAATTGGATAAGACGCTGCTTCAGTTCTGGGAAATCCCATTTGCCACGCATGACATCAATAATGTAGATGTCGCCATTTCTGTCCAGACCGCCTATTACAAAGGCGGAGTAGTCTGATGTCTCTGTTTTCTTGAAGGCTGTATCAACTCCGATGACTACAGACATAAAATTTTCCGGCTTCAAATCTTCCGGGTAGAATCTCCACCATTCTGACTTGATTAAATTTCCGCCCTCTATATATGGGCGCTGTTGATACAGGCTTGCAAATTCCCTTTTGTTAAGTCGCTCTCTTCTTTTTAAATCTTCAAGGGGGAATCTCTCAGGCCATAAAGCGTGTTCCTCCTCCTCATATATATGTCTCTTGCTGGCAGTTACTTTATGGAGAGAACCGGGTTCCATCTTCTGAGGATGGCCCTCTGGCAAATCTACCTTGGAAATCTTCTTCCCCTTTGATACACCCACAGCCGGGAAATTAATATGCTTCCATCTTCCTTCTCCCCAATCTGCTGTTTGCATCAAACGACCAGCAAGATCATCAGGATGCCATCTGGTCAGGATTATAATTTGTTTCGGTGGGGTGCCATCCGGCAGAGGCTGTAGACGAGTTGCTAGTGCAGACGTGTAGTAGTTCCACGTCTTGTTTCGCTGAGTCATAGACTCAGCGTCTTCCCTAGACTTGATTGGATCATCAACAATCAGAAGATTGGCAGGACGACCTGACGTGGTGCCACCAACACCGACACCATAATATGTTCCACCTACATCTGTACGCCATACGTCTGCTGCCCTACTGTCTTGGGATAGGACGAAAGACGGGAAAACTTGACTGATCTTTTTGTCTTCAACAATTGACCTGATTTGTCTGCCAAAATCCATTGCAAGCTGGCTATTGTAGCTTGAAGACATAACCTGTCGCTTTGGATCTCTCCCCATAAACCAGCTTGGGAATAATATTGTCCCGAAAGTAGACTTTGCATGACGAGGGGGCATTGTTATTAGAACATTATCACAGCCGAGAGAGTTCTTTTCCAGTTTGTCGAGAACGTCTACAAGTTCTAACTGAAAATCAGGTAGGCTCCACTCCGGGTACATCATTTTTACGAAACCAAGGAACCCTGCCTGTGCATCCTTCAACCCAATGACGTACTTTGCCACCTCTGCGCGGCTCATCATGTTTGTAGTGTTATTATCCATTGCGTTTTTGTCTTAATAGACGAGCAGCTGTTAGGTCTATTGCCACTGTCCTGTCGTGAATGGTGCCAGCCATGACTTTTGCGACCTGATCCATCACTGCTTCTTGGCGTCTATGCTTTGGAACGCCCCTTAGGTCCAGTTCAGCCATAGCTTTGCCGAATTGGTCTGGAGTAATGGACGATTTTAGCCCGTCAGGCTGCCTGCTCTTTGCTTGCATTTTTATTCTCCACGTAAGAAACCTCAATCCCGGCAGCAATACGCTCTAATTCGTCCCTAGACAGGTCAATTACGTCCTTATGGTTGATTTCATGCTGGTGATATGAGGCTGAAAGGTCTGGGACCACCTTATTTAGTAGGGTTGCGAACACTCTAGCCTGTGTTGGGGACCATTCTATGTTCCCAAGTATCACTTCATTGGCCAAATCAAGCTGATTTCGTACAAAATTAGCTATTTGCCCCCGTATTTTAGATGATTGAGCGGGAGATAACCTATTTACTGCTGCTTTTTCAACCACTTTAGCCACTTTTTGAGCCTCTTTTTCGTTCTTACGGCGCTCCCAGTATCGCTTTCTGCACAATACAGAGCAATTTTGCATCCTGTCTACATGACTAGGCTTACATTCGAACTCTCTTCTACATGTTATGCAACGCTTTCTTACCGGCATTTGGCCTGAAATTTCATTTTATGCTGCGATTGGTAGCGAAGTAGGGGAGTAGATCATCGACGCGCGGGCATCGGCGGGGGTGAACCCTCCCCCCCTACACGTCGCGCACCCGCAGTTCCGAAGGAACTTCCAAGGGTAGAAATCCACGGCGATTTGCCGAGGATCGTGTAAACGCGAGGAGAAAATCGCATGCCTACACGTACACCGAAACCAACGCACGGGAGCGTGGCGTTCAACGCAACGCTCCTCGAGATCAACGCCGCTGTCGCGGCCGACCCGAAACTCGTGCCCGAGGCCATCGCAGTCCTCGACGCCCGCGCAGCCCGCAAGCTCGCGAAGGGCGCTCAGGGGAGCGCTGCGAAGGCCACTCACGCGGCCGACCAATTGCGCGAGGGCGCGAAGCAGATCGACACGAAAGCGGCCAACAAGGCGCAGGCGCCGTTCAGCGCGCCTCGCGAGAAACGCGGCAGCACACGCAAGGTCCTCGTCACGCCTGCGATCAACCCGGAAATCCTCCTAGCGCTCGGGCGTGACCCGCTCGCGGGAGAATCGCCCGCGATGACGATGTACCTCGCGCTTTGCACGCCCGAGACGAAGGAGTAACGCATGAGGGGGCGCGCTCGCGCGCGCTCCCTTTTTTTTGCGTGTGTTTTTTTAGCGTATGAGGAGGATTTGCGCGATGACAACACCACATCGACGACATCACAGACGTTTTGAGATCCGCCTCGTGCGCCTCTGGACACTACCTCACATATGCTGTTTGACGTCATGTCAACAACTTACACAACCTCACGGGACAATGTCGTCCCGCGACAACACCACAACACACAGGAGGAAGGCATGACCATGTACTGGGTCAACGTCTACGAGATCATTGCGGATGAGGCTGACTACTGCGCTGTCGCCGAGTTCCAAGGATCACAAGGGTTATTCGACAACGCGTTCGACGCCGCGAGGTTCGTTAACACGATTCCCGGCGGCTCGGCACAAGGACTTCCGACACGTCTGGGTGACCAGTACGTACTCGTGAAAGTGGAGCATAAGCGTGGTTCAACCCACATGATTGCTCTTCCATACCAACCACATGCACAGGAGAAAGCTGCATGACGCAAGAACAGATAGAAGCAGTCGTAACTCGCTGGCTCGGCATTGCGAGCAAAGCTGAACTGGAGGGCAAGCCGGGACGTGCCCGCTTAGCCTTCAGGAAGGCGATGGCCAATGACGCCTTGACCGCTAATGGCAAGGTAGACGACCTCTACGATCATTACACGATAACTCGATGAGAGACTTTAGGCCCGTCAGCAAATGGCGGAAGATGACATCAACGATCACGATGGTGGCGCTCTGCGCCATCATCGGCCTCGCAATGATGGTCATTATTGTCGAGTGGCTCGTCGGTTGCGGCGAGAAGGAATACTCAAGCGACGGCACTTACGACGTCATCGACTGCGTGTTCTTCGACAACAACCCAACACCTGAAGGGACATGGCGATGACAAAAGCCAAGGAGAACCCACGCATTCACGGCTCGACCCCAAACCACACGTACATTGGGGAGCCGTGGGCATGGAAGCGGATATTCGACGCCGCTGCGGAGAAGAACGAGACAAAAGCGTTAGGCAACATCATGATGATAACACGCTTGGGAGCCGAGATGACGCTTGCAACACAGTCTCGTGTATTATACAACCTGTTGTCTTACAAGGGAGACACAACATGAAGACAGACAACATCGAAAGGCCAGACGAAGGACGAGTGCCGCCCGAAGCCTGCCTAGAATACGCACAGGAACTTGACGGCATCCTGTCAATACCCTCCTTCACAACAAGACGTACTCTGTTGCGAAAGTGGGTCAGCCGTGATTGGCTGATAGTCTACGAAAGCCACTCAGATGGTGAGATAACCGTGAATGGCTTCAATTGCACACATCAGACGCTATCACACATAAACGATCCTTTACACAGGATCACTGACGCCTTTAAGAACTCACCGATGGTCGGTGTGAACCCGGACCAGATCTCACCGAAGCCAACAACTCATGGGTTGAGGGACAGCCTAGACTTGGAAACTCTCAGGGGCCTTGCTCTCGGGGCGATAACCGTCGACCACATCATCGAGGCAATCATAAACCCCGCCGCATACGGCATCGAAGTCGAACCGGACAGCAGGGCTAAGACGCGTTGGGTCTTTGGGCGTCCATCGGGGTGTACCGAGGAACGATTGCGAGTAGTAAGCGACGAACTCTTCGGGCAAGTTGGGTACAAGCCTAAAGATGCCAAACTCAAGCGAGCAGATTACACGCTTTCAACCATCATCAGCACCATAGACGCATTGGTCGACGATGAGTACGGAAACCATCAAGAAATCGGCGAGACGTTAAAACCGCTATTCGATGATCCGGGGATGATTGACAATGTGATCGAAGCAATGGACACACGCGAAGGTGGCCCGGAAAAAGGCTTCCGCGAAAATGCAGACGCAACCTTACGCAAGGCTGTGGCAGATATTTTCGAAGTCGACGGCGACGATATTGTTAGCGCCCAACAAGCCACAACCAATCACGACTTCAAGAAGATAGCCGCGCCGAAGGTGCATGAGCAGGCCGCAGTTGACGCAGTCACTAATGCCCTGTCATTGCAATCAATGGGGTCCATCGTTGAGGCACACAACAAACTCATCGACGAACTCACCACCGCAAAAGCCGCACAAGCTACGGTTCTTGCAATGCCCGCTGTGATCCCAGACATGACGGGAGAGGACGGCGAGCCATCTGGCACTCACAAGATGGTGAAGGCAAAGTCTGTGTTCAAAATCAGGGCTAAGGGCTTTGACATCGAAGTCCCGAAATTCACTTGGGACTCCACTCACAAGAATGTCCCTATCATCGACCCTGATTATGTCTTCGAGCCATCGTCTCTGCGCCGCATACTAAGGGCACTGTTGATGAACAAGACGTTCTACCTCCACGGTCACACAGGAACAGGCAAGACAACACTGGTCGAGCAGGTAGCTGCTCGTTTGCAGTGGCCACTTGTGCGTCTAAACCTCCACGGCGAGATCAGCCAGATGGATTTGCTTGGACGTGAAGTGTTGCGTAACGACAACGGTGTGACAATAAGTCAATACCTTGAGGGACCAGTGCCACAAGCAATGGTCGGTCCTAACATCCTGTTGTTGGATGAGATTGACTACATCAGGGCGAACGTCAGCTACGCACTACAACGTGGCCTTGAGGGCCACGGGCTAATGCTCACAGAGGACGCAGGGCGCATCATAAAGCCTCACCCGCTATTCAGGTGGGCAGCGACAGGAAACACGCAGATGAAGGGCGATGAATACGGAATGTACCGAGAGGCACGAATACAATCATCTGCGTTCATCAATCGTTGGGCCAACTGGGTCCACGTCGATTACATGAGCAAGCCACAACGCAGGAGGTTGTTGAAAGCCAAGGTGCCATCAATCTCAGACGATTTTCTGGAGAAACTGGTGCAGTACACCGCAGAACATCTGCGAGCCTTCACGAACGCTGAAATCATACAGCCTCTAAGCCCGAGAGACTACATCGAAGCCGCTGACGCACAGGTCGCGTTCTTGGCAATGGGATTGGATGAGACAGAGGCCACGAAGGAGGCTTTAATCACATCCATCATAGACGCAGCAGTACCACAAGACGCTCAAGTGTTGCGTGGTCTGGTGCAAAATGTATTCAACGTGCAAGTCTAGGGAGACACACATGAAGAAAGTCAGATCAGAACACCTACAGGGCGAATTGAGCGTCACTGCGGGTGTGTTCAGTAAGAACGACGACCTTGAGGTCGTCTTTCAAGGAGACACAGCGCAAACAAACGGCAGCACGGTAATCCTGCCATCATTACCACACCACACATATGTCTCACGAAAAACTGTGGACATAGCACGGGGATACGTGAAGCACGAAGCCGGACACGTACAACATTCCGACATGCCTGCAATCAGTCGAATGATTCGTGAAAGCGAGGCTATAGGCAACAAGATGTTGCCTAACATTGCGAACGCACTGGAAGATGTATGGTTGGAACGACGTGTCAAAGCCGAGTACGCCGGGGCAAACTCAAGTCTTATGGCTACGACTACAGCCGTAAATGAGGAATTCCTCAAGCAATACGAAAGTTGGACACCAGAAGAACGTACAGAAAAAATGGCCGACGAAAGTTTCGTTGGCGCAGTCGCTCTCACATGGGAAGGACGCAAGGGCTACGGCGAAGAAACGAACACCAAGTGTCTTGATCTATTGCCTGATAGCGTCAGGAACAAGTTAGCCCCTCGTATCAAAGCACTGAACGACTGCCGAAACTCTGAAGACGTGATTGCTTTGGCACGTATGATAGACAAGGACATCCGAGAGGATGTCGGGAAGAAAAAGCCCAATGACAAGCCCGGATTAGGCAAGCCCTGCGAAGAAGGCGAGGAAGGCGAAGGCAAAGGTAAGGGTAAGGGCGAAGCCAAAGACGACAGCGAAACCAAAGGCGAAGGTAAGGGCGACGAGCGTACTAAGGAGGGGGGAGAGAAAGAGGCAGAAGAAGAGGGAGGCGGTGACCAAGGGTATGTGCCTTTGGATACAAAGGACATGTACGACGGATCACTGGCGAAAATGGTAGCCGACGTGCTTAGACACGACAGTAAACCACAACCCGGCGAAGAATACTGGCGCCCGTTCTCAACTGAAGACGACAGGATTATCACTAGGCACAATGACCGCACCAAACGCAATGGCCAGAAGAGTGTCTACAAGGCAATCGTCAAGGGAATGGGATCTAAACTCAACGCCATGCAACGCAAGTTGGAAGCATCACTTGCTGCTCAACTGGATCGTGATTGGGAAACAGAACAGTTGTCGGGACGACTGGATAACAGACGTCTTGTCCCTGCGTACAACTGTACACCCACCGTCTACAAGACACGACTCCCAACGCCTGAAATTGACACGGCAGTAACACTACTTGTCGACCTGTCAGGATCTATGTGTGGCAACAAATTAAAGCTAGCGCGCGAAGTCTGCGTGTCATTGTTGGAATGCCTTGACCGTCTTGGGACATCAACCGAGGTGATAGGCTTCAGAACAGGACGTGGGATGGTTCGTGGCGCTACTTACGATGACCGCTATGACAAGAAGTGGTCAAGAACAGGCGCACTGGATCACCACATTTACAAGTCATTCAACGAACGCCTGTCTGATGCCAAATGCACGTTCAGTGCGATGCTAAATGACGGCGGAGGCGCAAACTCCGATGGCGAGAGCCTTGATTTAGCCAGAGAGAGGCTAGTAACACAGGTAGAAGAACGGAAAATTATGATTGTCCTGTCTGACGGGTGGCCAACAGGTTGCGGTGGAACTTGCGATCCAAACCAACATCTTCGAAATGCTGTGGAGCGTTGCCGCAAAGACAAGATTGACTGCGTCGGCATAGGCATCATGTCAGAAGCCGTAAAGGAATTCTATCCCGCGTTCACAGTGTGCGAGTCACTGGAAGATTTACCCAAGTCAGTCATACAGGAAGTTGGGCAACTGCTTGTCAGCGACAGGTATGTAGCAAGCAATGCCGATCTTAGGAAGCCGTCGGGTTATGCCCATATGGCGGCCTCCTAAACGTGACCTCGTTGTTCACACATTTTGGCTACGTTGGTTCCCCGGTAAACCTCTGGGATTCTGGGCAAGTGTGGCCAAAGAAATTAAGCGACGAGGCATACGTAAAGGTGACAAGCGTAAGATCACGCAAGTTTGTCACGAAGTTTGGAAAGCGTGGTGCAACATATATGGGAAGGGAGAATGAAACAGGAGAAACGAGCATTACATTTCTGGGACGAGGCCCCCAAAATTGGGACTGGTTTCCGAATTGTCACGGCCTCGATAGGCAGAAAGTACGTCTATCTCAAGACAAACTATCGAAATCAGCGCATCACAAGGAAGGTGTGGGATCAGATGCTTAGACGTAAACGTAACCAACAGTCGGGAGTATTGTACGACATGAAGAAAACGACACGTAAGACAGCCGTCAAGCCACAAGAACTTGACCTTGGCGATAAGATAGCCAAGAGCAAGTTGGCCGGATACGGCATTGAGAGTGAGGAAGAGGCTGATGTGCAGCCTGATGCTTTTGAAAGAGCCACTGGCGTCGAACGGCGCCCACTGTGGGAATTGTCTGACGATGACCCTGACAGGAGGCCCATCACAAGACATCGGGTAGCAACAGATAAAAAGAATGCCACTCACGCGAAGGAACTTCGGGAACAAAGCCAAGACCCTCTTACGATCCCAAGTTTCCTACGTCGTCAGCGTCAGCTTGAGCATCCGGCTTATAGTGGTCGGTTGGTTGAGATGGCCTCTAAATTCCATCGTGCCAATGGTAGTGTGGAGATACCAAGTGAGCAATTAGACGAAATTGTGAACCTGCTACACCGCACACTCGGAGACACGATGGAAAAGGCAGGGCTGCTATGGAAAACAGCCGCTGCCAAGAAAACCAAGAAGATGCTCACCGCTCTGGTCAAGCAGGCAGTTTGGACACCAGACGGAGACCATCATTACACGATCAACATAACCGATAGTGAAAAGGAGTAACGCAGATGGAAAGATTGTCCATCAAAGTCCGTAATTGCACGGCAATCAAAGTTACTTCCGCGCTTAGAGCGCGGAAGGGTGACTACATCTTGGTCGCAGAAGATGGGACCACGTCTTCAGTAACGGGACGCGTCTACCATGCACTCAAAGCGCAGTTTGGAGAGACGAAGAAGTTGTCTGCTAGTGGCGAAGCGAAGACACCTTATGGCCAAGGGCCGATTGGCAAGGCCAGTCAGAAGTACCCACGGAATCTTATGCGTGGAAGAATTGTCACGGCGTTGAAAATTCCGATGCTAACTGGGGTGCTGTGCGAAACCGTCTTGGAAGCCAAGGACACGTTTGACGGGAACATGTGCGGTTATATCGCAAAGATATGCAATAAACTAGAGCGTGACGGCGAGATCGAGTTTGTACACATAACTGCACCTGATCGTAACGGTAACATGAGAAGGCAGAAATTGTGGGCGGAGACTAGGGCTTATGACAAGGAGAGTCTTAGCGCTCACGCTCAGACTACATACACCCATAACCGTCCAACAAATCGGGCAACAAAATGATAGCGCTAGCAGAAATTGCTAAGGAGTCCACCCATATCCCGTGTTCTATATGCGGGTTGGATGTCCCGCATCATGTACGCAATGGAGAAGTTGTCTGGGCAACCGGACACAATGCCGAGCCAGTGAATGATGGAAGATGCTGCGATTGGTGCAACGAGAATGTTGTTATCAGACGACGTATGAATGACCGTATGCGAGCGCAAAAAGAAGAGCGGTCATAATGGTTAGGCTCGCCAGAGGATTAGACGGTGAGTGCCTCGGCGTAGTCTTTGGATCATGCAAAACCCCGTCAGGCCGTGGGCTTGCCTACTCCTCCGTGACACTTTCTGGGAGCCGCGACGGCCACCTTACAATTAACCAAGGGAGGTGAGAGATGACTGATAACAGCAAGAAATTTTCTGATGATTTCGATTTCCCCTGCATACTGAGTTGTGATGACCCAGATTGTAAGTGCAGGCAATCAATTGAGTGGCCAGACAACATCACGTCTGGTTGCCCCCACAAGACACAACACATAAGGGAGACTGACTGATGAACGAAGAAGTATTGGCGAACAATCTGAAGAAGATGTTGGACACGACTACACCACCGGAACCGCCCAAACTGGTGACAAACTTGGTTGACTGCATGACTGCCGTAGAGGTCACGGGGTTGATGCTGTATTGCTCTGCGTTAATAGGGCAAAGGGCAACTGCGGAACTTGTCTGCCATATGGCCAAGAGGAAGCAGCTAGACCTCAGTGTTATCCGTGCTTTTGAGGACGCAGGAGTCAGGGTCAAGATGAGGGCGAGGCCCGAAGCACCGGCTGCCCCCGTACCAACTCCACCCAAGACGAAGACGGAAGCGAAGGTAATCAAAGGCAAGCCATCACGTCGTGGCAATGGGTGGGGTGGTAAGAAGGGTCCTGTGTGGCTGAAGCAAGTAGACAGCATCGACAAGACGCAGAACGGGATGGACGCCATTGACGGTTCGTGGCTATCGGACCCAACGTCTATGGATGACATGACGGACATCAACAAGCCCGTACTAATGGGAGTCAGGTATCCTGATAAGCATTACGCAGTGCTGATTTATAAGAAGGGCGCAACGGCAAAACTGAAGTGCCAGACTGCCATACATGAGGTGAAAGATGCCAAGTTGTTAGACGATTCATCTCTCTTCAAGAGCATGCTGCCGGTTCTTGACAAAAACTTAAGCTAACCTGTATAACTGGTTGAACAAAGCGAGTAAATGCCATGAGCAAACGGGAGATTGGCACAACAGAGGTAAAGATTGCGTGTGTAATGCACCGCCTTACCTTTGTGCGTGACTGCATTAACCACAACCACCCCGTTTCCGTGAAAGAATTACAAAGGGCAATCGACGACATGTCTGAGATAAAGACTTCCCTTCGCCTTGAGGATACGCCAAACCAAGAGCCAGATGATGATGGATGGGTGACTATTTTCCCCACCCAAGATACGTTAGAGGTGCCAAGTGAAAACCCTGATCGATTCGACGTCGTCTAGTGTGATATGCCCAAGCTGTTCGGGCTTAACCAGAATTATGTACACACATGGGCATGTGACTTGTGAATTCTGTAGGTGGCCTATAGAAACATGTTGTGACGGTGAGTGTGCCCAACCAACTGAAGGAGAGGGATATGGCCGACGAGAAGCGGGAACTTATCAAAGTTGGAGAAGTCGACTTGATCTTAGACGCGGCCAAGGAGCAAGTCATTGGAGTTAACTGGCGTTGGACAGAGAACGTCACCTCCGCTATAGGCGCAGTAACTACAATCAATTCATTGAAGGCGTCTCTCAGAGACGTAGGTTGGACAACGTCAGTTGTTATGGCGGCAACGCCGCGAACTGAAGAAGACCCAACTGATACACAATCACCAACGCCTGTCGATCAGGCCACGGTAACCGAAGTAAGCGACAATCAAGAGCCGCCTGCTGTTGACCTCGGCAGCTAAGGCGCACGACTTTCTCCTCCCTTAGTCGGAATGGTTGTCGCTTCTGCCCTCGACCCACGCCAACGGGTCGGGGGCTTTTTTTATCTACGCGCAAGACATGTGTATAGATCACCGCAGTCAGCCGGTTGCTTCGTATTATCCTGAGTGCAAACCGTACTCCAATCCGCCAATGCACACGCATTAAAGCGTGTTTCATCCAACCCGATCTTCGCGCGCTTCAATCCTTCAATCCATTTACGACTGGACGGGTATGAAAATTGTCGCCATTGATAGATGCTCACGGGGCGAAACCCTGACGACAACATTGCGTCTACGTAAAATTGCCATGTGTGTAGATAGCATGTGTCGTTGAAGTATAGCCCCGGCATGTCGTCACTGACATTTACGGTAAACGCTACAGTATCCGTTACTTTTGACAGCCGCCTGAACATCCCCGGTATATCATTGGAATGATCGAACGACTCCACTGAAATCGCTACATCAAATCTACCTGATGGAAATTCCTTATCGAAATTCCCTATCTCAACGTCGAAGTTACAGACTTCTTTTTGTTTGGGTGAAGACGTAATACCAACAATGCTCGCGCCGAGTTCCCTAGCTATCTGGTGACCGGGGCCACCCCATCCACTACCAATGTCCAGAACACGAGAGCCGCGCCGGATAACCGGATACAATAATCTTGTAGACGTCTGACAGGCAGCCTCTAAGGTCTCGTCTCCAAAAAAAAATCCGTGATGATAGTGACGCTCCGGGCCAAGGATTGTAGCCCAGACGTCCGGGTCGTCGTTGTAGAACTTGGTAATAAAATCGAAGTCTATCACTTATTGCCGTTGAGTTTGTCTCGCATTTTATTTACGAATTCCCACAAGCTGGATATCTGTTTGTTCAGAATGTCTATCTCTGCGCGAGCCTGCACAAACTTTGCATACAATTCACGTCTTTGTATCTCGTTTACATCTTTACGCAAGTCTGATGTTTGCTCTCGCAGCTTGGTGAACATCACTATTGCAAGGCCAATGAAGATAATCTGATGCCAGTATTCTTTGATGACGTCCACTAATGCACCGTCCCTATCTCAAAGTAGTGGTCGATAACATGAGCCTCGGTGGGGAAATCGCTGACAAAAGTCTGACACTCGACCATTGCCCCTTCGATATGCTCATCCCAGTAATCTATAAAACGCGTGACCTTTGGGAGTTCAGGTAACGTGTCCTCAGTCTGCCAGACAAATTGTTGAATCAGATGGCTGAAGTCTGGCAACCTATACAGGATGTTGACTGTCACAATACGAGGGAGATTCATAAATATCACTGTTCACTGCCATATATCTCTTGCCACACCGCCCAAGTTCTTCTCTGACGTTCTTTGACTGTCGGGGTGGACGGGAACGCCTACGTGGATACGAAACCTGTCCAGTTCCTCTGCAAACGGATCTCCATACGGTTCCCCTCCAGTCCACCCGTGCATCCTCAGGCTGGGTATATCTGGGTCACCAGTACCAAGAAAGCCCCCGATAATTTGATCGAAGCGGGAAACATCATGCCACTTGTCCATGCCTCTCTTCTCTACATCACGGAAAGCGCCGGGGAACATAGAGTTTGCATCTGTGACGTGGTCATATGATCGCTCCTTCCACCCACCCTTGCCACTGTACTCAGGGCTTAGCGATGCGGCCGTCTTTAGACGATTGTACCAGCCGGGGTCTACATTCTTTAGGTTATGCAGGCTCTCCCCAAACGTGTACTTTTCTATCTGTTTGTCTGTTAGCTCGTCTTGGCCAAGTGCTTGCTCATACTTTGCGTAGTTTAGATAGACGGTAGGCTTGGCGTTAGGCCCGGCCCCCGGTGGACTTGGTACGAATTCTCCCCAGCGAAAGTCATCTGCACCGTCCTTGAAAAACTCCCTAGACTGCGCCTCCGAGGCCCGGTGGACACTATCCACCAGCTTTCGTCTTAGAGGGGGGTTAAATTTTTCTTGCTGTGCATCGTAAGCAGAAAGTTCGGGTGTCAAATGGGGAGCGTTGGTGTACAACACAGCGTCTAAGCGTTCGTTGATCCAATCACCAAGGTCTTTCTTTACCTCGGGTCGTCCTCGTTGGGCCAAGTATTTATTAGATTCATCCCACATAACTTGCATTGACCTTCTGAGCGGACTCTTTGCATCTCTTAGGGACTCAACAAAGGACTTGTCATAATAATCCGGGTCCGGGTGGATCTTTTTCAAGCCGCCCCATTGCGAAAGATAAGAGGAGGGCATAACAGCGTGTGGGTCTCCGTGTCCACCGCGGTAGGGCTTCATTGGGTGGGCAAGATAGTCGAAGGCATAAATAGCTCTATGTGCTGCTGTTCGATCTGGCATCCCACCCCATCTAGCTTCTAGCATCCCCACC